TCCACCAATACCGAAACAGTAGGGGGTGGTGTCTGCGATAGAGAAGCCTCAAGCAACAGTTGGCTACGTATCGTACCTTCAATGATCCGCTCATTGGCTGGTTGTCCTACAAAGCTGCCCAAACCGGCCCCGTAGTCCGGCTGCCAGATGTAGGCCAGCAAGTTTGTCAGAAGTCGTCGTAGTATCCGTTGCTGCCCAAGACTGGAGTCGGCGGCCAGCGCAATATCGCCGGTTGGCCCGACCTGGAGGTCTCCGCCCCACACCAGAAACGCGTCATTCATCTTGTATTGACTTCAATCCGTCGGTGTGGGCGGGGTCTCGGATGGCAGATGCGTATGTTCGTTATAGTGCATGCGCAAGCCGGACAGCGGGCCATAACCATCGTACACGTCGCCGCTGACGCGCAAATCGCCGCTGTGGGACCATGTAGAGCCCTGACTTTCGATCGACCCGTCATTGTGCAGTTTGAGGAAGCAGCCATTTTTGTGGATGAGCCAGAATTCTCCCGACGGTGCCACCGGCGGCATTGCAACATTGGACCAGAGCCGTCCGACCACCACACCTTGTTCCGCGTCACCCTCTTGCCACAGCACAACCACCTGGTCGCCTGGCAACGGTGCACAGACCATGCCCCAACCGCTACCGATCCAACCCGCCGCGATCGGCAGCCAACCCGTTAGCACACCTTCCGGCTGTATGGTCACACGCGCGGTGTACGTCTGGCTGTCTACCGACGTGACAATTCCCAATCGCGGGTGCGCCCAGCCACGATCCAACTGTGCCGCGTGTGCCTTCAGATGGTTGAGGAAGGCGTCCACCCAACGCTCCTTGCCTGCAGCCGTTGAACGAAGCCTTCACGCAATGAAAAGCAGCGTTCTATCTCGGATACCTCGTATATGCCGTCAAAGTCTGTACCGGTGCCTGCCAGCTCCATCACCATCCGCGGCGTCGTTGTCAAATCTCCCGGCATCGTGAAGGAGATCACTTGCTCATGCTTGGTCATCTGCGCCAATGCCTGCTGCGCCATTGCCATCGCATCTGCGGTAGGAAGATTTGGTTTTACGATCACTAGGTTCATGGCAGAGCTAGGTGAGCTACCGGACGACATAACCTGGGAGACCGTTTGCTGAGTTCCGCAATCCCAACTCTTTACCTCGATTGATACACCCGCCGCGATGTCGAGACTGCGGTGGAGACTCAGATCAATGCAATCGGGAGGACCAATGGTTAGGGCAGGCCCTGATTCGGAGTGAGGATGAAAATGCAAGGTCGACCCATCTACCCATAAATCGAAGCCTTCTATCTCCGCTAACCACACCAACAAATCCCAATCGTTGGTTGCGCGGGCATTTTGGTATAGTGCCGTGCGGGTACGACTAGTTCCATAGTAGCGCCCCACCAACGTCGAGGTTGACGTTACGTCAGACACTAGCCCGTGCCGCGCGACAATTGTAGCGACAATCTCACTGGAAGTCTGATTTTCGAACGTCTGTTGTGTCTGTGACATCAAAAAGCGTGCGGTAAGATCCCTTCCCGCCAGCCTCACAACCTGGTGGATCGCATCGATTTCGAGGCTGTCTGCGTCGCCGAGGATCACTGACGCCCAGCCGTCGTCCAGCCCGACCTGCACTTCAACCGAAAGCGGAACTTCCGCCCAGATCGCAGCGGAGTCCGCCGCGAATGCGGCGGAAACGCTGAAGCGATTTGCACCAAGGTAAAGGTCACTCATGACCGTAATTGACTCGACACAATCTAGTGGCGAATTGTTTACTAATACGGTGACCGTTGCTTGACGTGTATCAGCCGAGGCCAACGGCGCCTCCCATCGGAGCCGCCGTCGACGGCAATGTCAGCGTTGTCAAACCCGAAAGCCAAGGATCGCTTATGTTATTGAGTGTCGCGATGCGATCCCATTGCGTCGCATCGCCAAGGTACTGGCACGCGATCTGAAACAGTGTGGTGCTTACAACGGTTATCGTTTGCATCAGTATCCCGACAGCAGGAAGTTCGCGCCTGCCCGTGCCACATAGCCGCGTGCAGCACTCAGGTTGGCAAGGGTGGCCGTTGTGGTCAGCAGAGCAGGAATGTCTTCGGTCGTCAGACCAGCTCCGGCTGTTACGATGGCGGCATCGACGTTCGCAGCCAACCCCGACAATGCACCAGAAGCCGCTGCATACGCAGATGTGCCTGCTGTGAAGGCGTCGGGAGCATTTAGCGCCAGGCCAACCGCACCGATGCTGGTGAACCCGCCCGCGATACCCAAATCCGCAAGCACAGCCGATTGCACTGTGGCACCGGTTCCGGTTGCCGAGGCATTGATTCCCGGTGCCACGACACAGCGTATCCGGTAAGGTATCCACCAAGGATTTGCGAAGTCGAGCAGCAGGTCAGCAACAACGACCGCTACCAGAAAACTGTCCCAGGCCAGCGTGACGGTCGACCCATTTCGCCGCAGACCGTCCAGCAATCGCGCCCGGTCAGCCGCATTTCCACCCGAAAGAATGCCGCACCAGACAATATCGGCATCGTCCGGGCCCATGGCGTCGATCACCCGCCCGCCGCCGGGAAGGCGGTGAACGGTCAGCGCCTGCCTTCCGCCGAAGCGGATCGCGCCAGAAACTTCAAAGCCGTCCAGTACCACGCTGCCGAGTATAAGTGCCATCTCAGCCCCCGATCATACGGCCGGGCGGGAAGGGGCTCCTGGTCGGATCAAAGGCAGGACTCCCGCTCGGCGGCCGTCCCGCCTCGTGGGCCAATTTCCGCGCCATCCAACGGCCGACCAGTGTTCCGTCCAGGAACACATCGCCTTGCGTCGGGCCGCCGCCGGCTGGTGCGACTGCTTCGTTGCCGCCTTGGGTTGCAGTGGCGCCCTGCGGGGTCCCGGTTGCAGGATTTTCAATCTCGCCGCGACTAGGCAAACTGCCCAGCCTTATTGCAGGCGCCCCCACGGCCATTGTCGCCGAGGATGCTTTGGCGGCCGACGGGGGCGCGGCCCGGCGAGCGGGTGCGAAGCCAGAAAAGGCGGCAGGCAAAGAAGCAGGCCTGGGCGGCCCTATGTCTTGATCGACCAGAAACTCCCGCATCGCGGCCGGAGATGTCGGTTGCCCGGAAGGCGGGTTTGAGCGCTCGGGAGTCGTAGCGTTCGGACTACCGGCAACTGCGATGCCCGGCTGCCTCCGGCTCATCGTCATCTTCCATGGCGCCACCTGTCGTGTGGGCACCGCTGTAAACTTGACAGCTTCCTTTTTCACCGCCGGCGAAGTGGCCTCGCGCGTTGCGATCGAATGCGTCGCCAGCGGTCCCTCGGCAGTCCGGCGCGCCCCCGGAGCCGATACGCCTGTCGCTGCGGGCCTTGCGACCAACTCCGCCCGCGCGGATCGGGTCCCGCCGACGGCCGCCCCATTGCCATTAGGCACCGGAATGAATTGCCGCCCCCCCGTGGCCGGCCGCGGAATGCCATCCGCAAGCGTCAGCACTATTCCCCTGTTTGCGGTGGTAGGCTTGGCCTCGCGGGTGGGTGTTCGGTTGGGGTCCGCCGGCCGCCGTTGCTGGCCGGGCGTCGCGTCCCGATCTGCGGTGCGGCTGCCTTGCCGCGTGGCTTCAGGCGCCAGGCTGGCGGGCACGCCCGCGTTACCCGCAAGAGCCGCCCGGTGTCGTTTCAATCCGGCCATAGGGCGCATATCGCCGCCGCTACCGCCAAGTTTGGCAAGGCCGCGATCTATCCGCCTCAGGCCAATCAGCGCGATGTTCACATGTCGATTGGCCCGGGTCAGCACCCGTCCCAGCCCTCCCGGCAGCGCCAAGGCCAGCCCCACCTCATGCACCGCCGCCATGGTTCCGCCTCCGTTCTTTGGCGCCCTCAGTCCGTGCTATAATGCACATCGCCGTGCAGGCCGCCCACTGTCGCTAGGCTTCAACCCATGTCCGGCTCCGCCAATCGAACGCCAGTCCGTCCAGCCAGCCGATCGCAACAATCCACGCCAACCGGTCATCCTCGGGCAGCGCGAACGCAACATCGAACGGCACCCCGTTCCGGACCAAAAACAGGCAGTCCACCAGATCGGGGTGCCGACTCAGTTTCCCGCTGCGGTCTCACTCGGCTGTGCCGGCTCGCTCGCCTCGAATAGCCGCGCCACGGCCTCGATCCCCTCATCGCCAAGGCGCTGCACCAGACCTTCAAGCTGCGCCTCGGTCATCGGCGGCGGCACTGGCACGCCGTCAATGTCGATGACCGAGGCCGCCAGGGCCGCCATGCCGAAATATGGTGGATTCTGTGCCAGTTCGGCTCCCACTGCCTTGAACAGGCGCAAACGGTCGACGGCGGTCAAGCGGCGCACCGTCAGTCGGCGTCCCGCAGCGTCGGATGTCGTTCCTACCTGGGCCGCAGCACCGATCAGAAGCTGCGAAGGTGTTTCCATCACAGCCTCTGCCGTTGTGTGGCAAAGAATTCCAGCCGTTGCCGAACGCTGCTGTCTCCCTTCCAACTCCCTGAGTTCGCGAGTTTGAAGACGACACCACTATACTGATAGGTGGATGTCGACCCATCAACCTCAGTAACATATTGATAAACCGTTCCGGCTGGCAAGAAACCTTGGGTGAAGAACGCCTGCTCGGCGGTTGCAATAAAATCGTCTACCGCGCTAGTACCTCGCTCGACGTCAAAATTTCCCTCCCAACCTTTCGGCAGCTCGGCTCCCATCGGTACGCCGTCCAATCGATCCAGCCGAATCGATTGGGTGAGCTGCCGGCTTTCAAAGCCGGTCACATAGGTCAGGTCGACGCGCCCGAACGGTCCCATGACCACCAGTTGGCAATCGCGCCCGATGGAAAACGAATTGATTGGCATTGTCGCTTGTCTCCGGATCCGTCAATCAACAGCATTCGGATCGGGCTGGGCCTGATCCAATGCACGCCGGTACTCACCTAGAGCACGATAGTCTAAGGTTAGCGCAAAGCAAGGCTAGGGT